TTGATCTTAATGAGTGTCATCTTTGGGAAGAAGCCGGTTCACCAACTTATGTTAAGTTTGAAGAACCAAATGGTAAGGTTGCAATCAACATTGTTATGTTTGGTATGTCAGCCTTTACATCACTTCGCTATCCAGGCGCAATTGCTCAGATCAACGGTACAGGCTTAGCCGCACCAAGTTTCTAAGCAAATAAGTTTCCAGGCCGCTACCCTTCCAGTGGCCTGGATTCTAACTATGATTGGTATTTAAAGAATGGAGTTTGTCTAATGTCCCAGGGCGATACAGGATTTGGATACCAATCATGGCTATAACAAATGGATATGCAACATTGGCTGAGATCAAAGGTTATATGTCTATTTCAGACAATACTGATAATGATCTTTTAGAAAATTTAGTTGAATCAGCATCTAGGTCAATTGATCGGATTGCTAACCGCAGATTTTATTTAGATGCCACCGCATCAGCACGGCTTTACCGTGCTTACTCTAATATTTTTGTTTTTGTAGATGATATTGGCAGTACATCAGGTTTAATTGTAAAGACAGATGAAGATGGCAATGGCACATATTCCAAAACATTAACATTAAACACAGATTTTATTTTAGACCCATTAACTTCACAATCTTTGAATAGACCTTTTACACAATTAACAATGGTATCTAATACCGAATCATGGCCTATATTTCCAGGCCTAACATCAAATGGATTGCGCCCAGGCGTGCAAGTAACTGCAAGATGGGGTTGGCCTTCAGTGCCGGATGATCTAAATATGGCCTGTTTAATATTAACTGCCGACCTATACAAGCGTAAAGATGCGCCCGGTGGAATCTTAGGATTAGGTGATTTAGGCGTTGTCAGAATGTCCCCAATTGGTAGAGATGTAACCGCAATGGTCAGAGCGTATAAAAAAGAAGTTATTGCATGACCCCCAGTACGGTTAGAACTAATTTAAAAACGGCATTAAGCACAATTACAGGTATGCGTGTATTTGATTATGTCCCTGATTCTACAAACATCCCAACCAACAATGCTTTTGCAATAGTTGGCCAATTAAGCATGAATTATGATTTTACATTAAACAGAGGATTTGATTCCGCAACATGTCAGGTAATTGTTGTAGTTGGTAGAATGAGTGAAAAAGATGGACAATCAAGATTGGATGGGCTACTTGCATCATCCGGTTCAACTTCAATTAAAACCGCAATTGAGGCTGATAAAACATTAAGCGGTGCTGTACAAACACTCAGGGTTGTGTCTGCAAGCCCTGGAACAATTACATCCGCTAATATTGACTACCTAAGTTATCAATATTCGGTTGAATTGATAGGTTAGTAAGAGAGGAAAAATATGGCCATATTTATGGGTAATAAAGTTTCAGTTGTTGTGGGTACTACTACCATTACTGATCATGTCAGCACTGTAAGTCTTGCACGCGAAATTGATCAGGTAGAAATTACTGCAATGAATGACACAGTACAAAATATGATTGGTGGCATTGAGCGACCAACATTAAATCTTGAACTGTATAATGATTTTGCATCTGCATCTGTGAACTCATTATTTGAAGATGCACTAGGTACAAAACTTAACATTAAGTTAATTCCAGTATCAGGCACAGTATCATCTACAAATCCTAGTTACACAATGTCATGCTTAATCTCATCCTGGACACCGGTGAACGGTGCTGTGGATGCGGTTGCAAGTGTTTCTGTGTCGCTTCCCGTAACTGCATTAACAAAATCAACAAGCGCTTAATAGAAAAAGGGTGGGACAATGCACAAGATTGAGATTGTTAAAAAAGACGGTAAGAAAATTACCTATGATCTTACGCCATCTGCAAAAGTGGCTTTTGAAGCCGAATTTAAAACAGGTTGGCGTAAGAGATTAGGCGAACTACAAATGGAAAGTGATTTGTGGTGGTTTGCTTGGCGACTAGAAAAAGATGCCGGTAAAACCGAACTTCTTTTTGGAGATGATTACATCAATCAATATTTAGATGTTGATTTGGTTTACGATTCAAAAAATGGATAGACCGGCACGGGTCAATTTATGAAGTCGCTTCCGTGTCGGTGGCAACAGGCATTAGCCCTAAAGATTTATTAGAGGTTGATCCAGCGATTTATTCAGCAATTAAAGCCATCTTGCAAGAAAAATATTACAACAACAAGAAGGCAACAGTTAGGCGGAAGTAATGATTAAACCAAGATACGCAGAACTTCCTGGCCGTACTAGATCATTGGCGGCAGTGCCATCAATTTATGTTGAAAATTTAACTGAACTTCTTGAAAAAATGAAAAAGGTAGATCCTGATTTACAAAAAGAATTTAGAAGGGAATTAAGCAAGGCTGTTAAGCCTGTTGCAAAATTAGCGCAAAGTTTTGTACCACACTCTCCATTTCCGGGATGGCGTGATGTTGAGCCAAGTTATCCGCCACAATGGGGATGGGCTAATGATCAAGTACATCGGGGTAGAACTATTGGTCAAGATAAAAGAAGCCGTTGGAAGTGGTCGCAAACAGAAGTTATACGCGGCATAAGAGTAAGCACGGCTAAAAGTAAAGTACAAAGAATTAAAGGCGTTACATTTGGTGTAACCGCAATAGCCGTGATAAATAAATCTGTACCAGGTATAATTTATGAGTTGGCAGGTTTTGGATCATCACGCTCACGCGGAAGAACTAGGCGCATAAGCCGTAACCCAAATGCAAGTGAATCGTTTATTGGTAAATTACAAGGCACTGCTAACAGTGGTGCTTACAAAGAAAAAAGATTGATTTATAGGGCATCACAACAATTAGGTGGACAAGTCAATGATAATCTATACGGAGTATTAAAAAAATATCTAGGCAAAGAATTTAGAGGTTAATCATGGCACTAAGTCAATATGTTGCGATTAACTTTTTAACTAAGTTTGATAAAAAAGGTTTAGAGCGTGCTACCAAAGAGTTACAAGGTTTTGATAAGGTAGTTGCTACTAGCACATTTAGATTAAAATCTTTTGCTAAAGCCGGGGCAATTGCCGCCGCCGCAGGTATGGCGATTTTTGCTAAGAACTCTATACAAGCGGCTTTAGCCCAGGAAAGATTAGATAAATCAGTTGAACAATCTTTAAGATCAATCAATCAATTAGATCAATTGCCTAGCGTAAATTCTTTTATTAGTGGTATAGAAAAAGCGTCAAATATTACTAAAGATAGATTAACCCCGGCAATCAATGGCTTAATTATACAAACTGCCGATTTAACAAAGGCACAAGATTTATTTAATGTTGCAGTAGATACCAGCGTAGGTGCAGGCGTTGATTTAACCCAGGTATCAGATGCGTTAGGTAAAGCAAGCCGGGGCAACTTTAAGGCGTTAGGCGCATTAGGTTTAGGCTTTGATGCGGTAACTGCCAAAGAAATTGGCTTAGCAGAAATTACAGATTACTTAACTTTAAAATTTGGTGGTGCGGCTAAAAGAGCCACTGAAACATTTGGTGGTCAATTAGATGCTTTAAAGATTAGCGCAGGTGCGGCACAAACAAGTTTAGGTGAAGGCTTTATTACTGCAACCGAAATTTTAATTGGTGGCGGCAATGCTTCTGATTATTTTGGTTCAAGATTAGAATCATTAGGGTTAAATGGTGGTTATATTTTAATTGCTTTGGCAGATAAAGCGCAAAAAATTACTAATGCTTTTGATGGTCTAGCCAAAAAAATTGAAGGCAATCGTGTGCTTAAATTTTTGTTTAGTGCAGAAAATATACCTGTTATTGGTGGGTGGTTACAAGGGTTTGAAGGTTTAGCAAAAGAAGGTAAAAAGATTGCTGAAAGTACAGGGGATACTTTAGAGCAATCCGCCGAACAAAAAGCCATTGCCGAAAAGTTAGCCAAATTACAAGCACGATTAGACAAGATGGCGGCTGAAGCCTTAAACAAACAAAAGAAATTAACTAAAGAAAAATTATCGCAACAGGCTTTAGATAAAAAGAAAGCCGAATTGCAAGCCATGTTTGATCTTGATGCAATCAATTTACAAGCGGCTTTAACGCGTAAGTTATCAGCCGAAGATGAATTGCGTGTAAAGATTTTGCAAAAATTAACAGATGGCACAGCCGCCGCAGTTAATGAAGCGCAACGCTATGCAGACATTTTAAAGGTTATTGAAGATGGTCAAATAACTACAGGTGAAATTGATATGCTTAGTAAAAAATGGGGCATAACAAATACAGAAGTTTTGCTTTATATCCAAAAACTAATGGTTGCCAATGATGAAATACGCAAAATGATTGGGTTAATGGGTCAGGTAACTGCACCTACATCCGGTGGTGTATCAGTTTCGGCTGAAAATAAATACCGACAAATAGCATCAGATTTAACGGCGGCAAATATTGCAAGGGGTATTCCATCAGGTGCGGCGGCAGGATTGGGCGCTTCATCTGCAAGATTACAAGCGCAGGCAGATGCTTATTTTGCCGCCAATCCAAATATTGATCCATTAACAGGTGGCCGCCGTGTTGCCATGGCAGAAGGCGGTATTGTAACTTCACCAACCAATGCTTTAATTGGAGAAGCCGGCGCAGAAGCGGTTATACCTTTAGATCGTATGGGTGGATTTGGTACAACAGTAAATATAAATGTAGCCGGGTCAGTTATATCAGAAGGTGAATTGCAATCTGTAATTCAAGATGCTTTGTATAACTTAAACCGGGCAGGTGCGGTTACTCAATTAACTAACTTAGGTAGATAATGCCAGCCGCAATATTTAAAGCAGAAATTGATTTTAGTAACGGCGCAAGTTTTGATCCAGCCTTAGTATTAGATGACCCTGCAACCCCACTTGATGTAGCAATATTGGGTACGGCGGCGGCAGATATAGTTGATATAACACCCTATGTAACTCAATGCTATATTCGCCGGGCATTTAATAGATCATCAGATTCTTTTACAGGTGGCACTGCACGCATAACTTTTGTAGATGAAACAGGTCAATTTAATCCTGCTAATACTGGATCAAGTTTATACGGCAAGATTAAACCAATGCGTAAGATTCGCTTTACAGCCACATACTCAGGCACAACATATAACTTAGGTTCTTTTTATGTACAAGAATGGAATTACCAAAGCCCTACTGGATTTGATCCAGCCTATGTAACATTATCTTGCGTGGATGGATTCCAGTTATTAAATTTAACTACCATTACATCTGTAAGCGGTGGCACAGCCGGGCAAACTACGGCACAAAGAATTACAAGTTTGTTAGATTCAGGAGATTGGCCAGGTGGTATGCGTGATATTTCAACCACCGCAATCACTACTGTACAGGCAGATGATGGGTCATCAAGATCATTGTTAGCGGCCTGCCAAATTACAGAAGCCACAGACTTGGGGGCTTTTTGGATGGATCAAAGAGGATATGCCAAATTTTATTCACGCAATGACATCATAGTTGCAGAGGGTGGCGCGGTTACAAAATTTAGTGATGTGCCAGGATCGGGTGATATTACCTACCAGGCAGTTGAGTTTGATATTTCAGATTATCAAATGATTAATAAAGTAACGGTTACCCCCACTGGATTAACCGCGCAAACTGCCAGCGATACGGCAAGCATAGATGATTATTTTCAGCATAGCCGGGTTAGGGGCGGCATCATGCAAACAGAGGCAGATGCTTTAAATCAAGCAAAAATGATTATTGCATCCCGAAAAGAACAAGGCGTTAATATTCAACTTAATTCATTAACCGTTGATGCCTATGGTGAGGATCAGCCTAGCCGGGTTGTAGCCGCTTTAAATTTAGATATATTTGACCCAATTGAGGTAACGCAAACCTTGCCGGCAGGTAATGTGGTTACGGATTCCGTCATAGCCGGTTTGACTTATCAAATAACCCCTAAAACTTTCATGGTGACTTTTAGTTGCGCTCAGCCTTTTGCCGTAGGATTTTTGCTAGACTCTACCGTTGATGGAATTTTGGATCAAGATTCTTTGGCCTATTAGGAGAATATAAATGGCAACATTTTCAGTTGGTCAGGTTTTAACGGCGGCTCAGATGAATAGCGTAGCCAATTTAACCGTTAGAGCAGTTACGGCCACATCAGATACTTTGGTACTTGCGGATGCAGATAATAAACTTATTACTTACTCAAATACTGGTACCACTACAATTACTATTCCACCTTATTCAAGCGTGGCAATGACTACCGGATCAGTTGTAAATTTTATTAAAATTGGATCAGCCGGCACAGTATCTATTGTGCAAGGTTCAGGTGTAACTATTGCATCAACCGGTACAACATCTACAAATCCTACAATTACTAAAACTTTTGGTGCGGTATCTGCTATAAAAGTAAGCACCGATAGTTGGTATGTGATTGGCAGAGTAGCAGAGTAACAATGAATATTTTAGGGATATTAACTCAACCATCTGCACCACCTGCGCCAACTGTTGAAATTGAAATTCTTGTAATTGCTGGAGCGGGCTCTGGCGGGCGTCAATATGGTGGTGGCGGGGGAGCGGGCGGAATTGCATATTTAGCCGCGCCATTTACTACTGTGCCTATTGGTACATACTCAATAACTATTGGTGCAGGTGGTGCAGGTAAAACTTCAGATGGTCAAGGAAATGATGGTGTTGATTCATCTTTTGCGGCTTTAGCAATTGCTAAGGGCGGGGGCGGTGCGGGCGGCTGGACAGGAAATCCTGCAAACGCAAATCTTAATGGGCGTGATGGTGGTTCCGGTGGTGGGGCAACTCATAACAATTCACAAAGTGGAACTATTGGAAATGCAACTCAAACAGTATCGTCAGACGGAATTACTTATGGTAAAAATGGCGGTTTAGGTTTTGCAAATTATGTTGGC